GACGATCCACATGGCGCTCACCGAAACGGCGGATGAGTATGCGCGCAGTCCCCGGAACGGGCCGCTCAACTGATGCCCCGCGCGATTGTTTCCCCATGTCCGCGCAACCGCGAAAGTGCTATATTTTTCGGGCATTTTGACGGCGGGACGGGCGGTGCTGGAAACACCAATCCCGTCCCTGACCACACGACGGAAAGGACCCGTGCGAATGGCTGACAAGACTTTACCAGACTCGGAATCCGTCCGGCAATTGCGGGAACTGCTCGCCAAGGCGACCCTTGGGCCGTGGGAGTTCGCGCTTCTGGAGGAAGAAGACGGCGGGCAGCCGGGCATGTGGCGCATCTACACCGACGCGGACGACTCGGTAGAAGCGACGCTCGCGCAACTGTGGAGCGGTGAGCACGATAACGCAGCCAACGCCGCCCTGATCGCCGCCCTCCGCAACGCCGCGCCCGCCCTGCTCGACGCCCTAGAAGCCCAATCCGCCCGCATCGCTGAATTGGAGCGCGAAGTGCGGCACCTGTACGACGACATGGCGCACGACCATGACGCTATACGGGCGGGGAAGGACGCCTATCTCGCCCAATCCGCCCGCATCGCCAAGCTGGAGGAGGCGCTGAAGGAGATCGTTGCCTATAGCGGTGGATACTACCCCGACGATGGCGAGTGGGATGGGGGATACGGAGCGGGCTGGGAGGACGCCGCCGACGTTGCCCGCCGCGCACTCACGGAGACGAAGTGATGGCGGACAAGACCTCCACGCGCGGCAAGTCCATCCGCCAACCCGACGACGCCCGGATATGGGGCGACTCCTTGGCCAAGGCGGGCGAGGGTCTGCGCCCCGTCGGCCTGACCATCAAGGCCATCCGCCACCGGCTTCTTGCCGAGCGTCAGGCCAAGTACGCCGACCGCGTGCTGCCCTTCAAGCCGAAGGGAGGAAAGTGATGCGCCACTTCGCCCACAACATTGGCGACTACGCTGCCGCCACGGCGCACCTGACATTCGTGGAGGACGCCGCCTACCACCGACTGCTGCGCCGGTACTATCAGGACGAGAAGCCGCTGCCGGTCGATCCCGCAGAGTGCCAACGGCTGATTGGGGCCAGGACCAAGGAGGAGAAGGCGGCAGTCCGACAAATTCTTCAGGAATTTTTCACGCTGGGCGATGACGGCTGGCACCAGAGCCGAGCCGACAAGGAGATCGCCACCTTCCACCAAAAGGTAGAAGCAGCAAGGGCTAACGGAACCAAAGGGGGCCGTCCTGCTAACCGAAAGAAAACCGAGCCGGTTATTTCTGCTAACCAACCAGAAAACCTACCCACTACCCACTACCCACTACCCAATTCTGTTCCTAACGGAACAGCCGCTTGCGCGGCGGTCGATCCGGTCAAGGCGCTGTTTGATGCTGGGGTGAAGCTGCTGACGGCAGCCGACCAGCCCGCATCGAAAGCCCGCGAAATGGTTGGCAAGTGGAGGCGGGACCACGGGGACGAGGCCGTGATGGCAGCCATTGGCGCAGCCAACATCGCCAAGGTGTCCGAGCCGATTGCGTGGGTGACGCAGTACCTCGCCAACCACACCAAGCCCGACGCCCGCAGGGTCTTTGAAACCTACGAACAGGCTCGCATCCGCCGTGGCCGGGAGTTGCTTGCCCAATGACCGTCAAGGAACTCATCGACCGCATCCTGCTGATGTACCCCGGCGCTTCTCCCGAGGCGCTGGCCATGTACCGGCCCGTGTTCCAGGCGCGCTTCCAACACCGCGAGGGCAAGCCGCTTGAGGCCGCCGCAAGCGAGGTGTTCGCCTCGTTCAAGGCGACCGCCCGGCAGCCGTTCCCCATCCCGGTGGACTTTGAGCAGCACCTTGCCGAGATCACGCCCAAGACGGCGAGCAGCGGCCCGAAGATCGACTTCGACGCCCACCGCGAGCGCAAGCACCGGCTCCTGGCCGAGTGGTGGGAGAAGCAGGGCAACGGTATCCGGGGCGCACGCGGTCCCAAGATCGCCTCCGCGTGCAGCTTCAAGGCCCGCGACATTGCCGAGATGCGGGCGTGGAACCCGGACCCCCAGCCCGTGATCCTGACCGCCAAGGAAATCCAGATTTGCGAGGACCATGTGGTCAGCAGCGAGCGGATGGCGACCTACGGCGCGCACTGCATCCGCACCGAGAACGAAGCCGCTTGGCAGGCCCAAATGGACGAACTGCGCCCGCTTGTCCGGGCAGGCCGCAGCCCGTCGAAGGAGCGCAAGGCCAAGTCTGACGAGAAGTTTTCGCACCAGAACGGGCGGGCGACCAAGCGGGTGGCAGAACTCGCCCGCGCCAAGCGGGAGCAGTTCATGGCCGAGCGCGAGAAGGGGGAGGCGGCATGAACCACGAATGGGACGGTCCCTCCCGGTTCTGCACCCGCTGCGGCTGCGGCGAAATCCATGTGATTGACGGCACATGGCACGCCGACTGTATCGACCCGGCGCCCAACGTCGTCGCGGTGAGCCACCTGATTGCCCATCGCCGGAACGCATGGGTGGAGGCCCGCCTGCGCGAGCACGGCTTGTACCCGGACGGCCCGGCATGAACCACCACGCCCAGCTTGAGGACTTGCTCCGCGACCTTGAGCGCGAGCGCCGGGCCAAACTGCTGCCCCTGATGACGCAATCCCAGCCCGACACCGCCGAGCGCAAGCGCCTGGAAATGCAGCGGATACCGTGGGCCTTACCTGAGCGAAAGGAAGATTGATGCGGGGCAACGCATGGTCTGAAGACGCCCAAGCCATCCTTGAGCGCGAAGCCGGTCGCCGGTCTGCCGCCGAGATCGCCGCCATGACCGGACACCACGCCAAGACCGTCGAGCGCCGGATACGCGCCGCAGGGCTGACCGCCTACAACTGGCGCCGGGAACGCCTGCTCTTAGAGGCGGCTTGGGAAACGCAACTTTCCGCTTGATTTTCAAAGTTCCTCCGTTGTCCATATCCAAGTTGACCAACGAACGGGGTCAACGCGCGTGGCTGAACGGGGCCGCCCAAGCATCTACACGGAAGAACTCGCCTCGCGCATCTGCGAGCGTCTTGCTGCGGGTGAAAGCCTCCGGTCCATCTGCCGTGATGACGACATGCCGGACGAGACGACCGTTCGGAAGTGGTCGCTGGACCAAGAAAACCCGTTTTATCCGCAATATCGTAAAGCCCGCATGGTCGGATACGACCGCATGTCGGACGACATCATCGATATTGCCGACGACATCGCAGGGGACGCCGCCCGCGACCGCCTCCGGGTAGATACCCGCAAGTGGGTCCTGTCGAAGATGCTGCCCAAGGTCTACGGCGACAAGACGACCACCGAGGTCAGCGGCCCGGACGGCGCTCCGATTGGCGTGGTCGCTGAAATCCGCCGCACGGTCGTAGACCCGAAGGCTGCCGGGTGAGCGTCCTGGACATCCCCACCGCGCGGGTGTTCCTGCCGCTGATCCCGCCCGCCCGGTACAAGGGGGCATACGGCGGGCGTGGCAGTGGCAAGAGCCGGTTCTTCGCTGGCCTGCTGGTGGACGACTGCCTTGCCGAGAAGGGTATGCGGGCGGTCTGCATCCGTGAAATCCAGAAGTCGCTGAAGGAATCCGCCAAGCGCCTGATCGAAGACACGCTTGCCGAGCTGCGGCTTGGCGAGGGTCACGGGTTCCGGGTCTTCCGGGAGGTCATCGAGACGCCGGGGGATGGCCTCATCACGTTCACCGGCATGAACGACCACACTGCCGAATCCATCAAGTCCCTGGAGGGCTACAAGCGTGCATGGGTCGAAGAAGCGCAAAGCCTCAGTGCCCGAAGCCTGTCGCTGTTGCGGCCGACTATTCGCGCTGAAGGTTCGGAAATCTGGTTCTCGTGGAACCCGCGCCGTAAGACCGACCCCGTGGACACCATGCTACGCGGTCAAACTCTACCGACCGGCGCGGTTGTTGTGCGGGCAAACTGGTCAGATAACCCGTGGTTTCCGTCCGTCTTGGAGCAAGAGCGCCAGGACTGCCTGAGAGACAACGCGGACCAGTACGCGCACATCTGGGAAGGCGACTATGCGACGGTTCTTGCTGGGGCATACTTTGCCCGATCTATCGCTGACGCTAAGGCGCAGGGGCGAATTGGCCGAGTTCCGGCTGACCCGCTTATGGCTTATCGGGCGTTTTTCGATATTGGTGGGACGGGAGCAAAAGCCGACGCCGTAGCGATCTGGGTGGCGCAGTTCGTCGGCAAGGAAATCCGGGTACTGGACTACTACGAGGCGGTAGGCCAGCCGCTCGCTGCCCATGTCGAATGGCTGCGGAGCAAGGGCTACGGCAAGGCCGAGATCGTCCTACCCCACGACGGCAGCACCCACGACAAGGTCTACGACGTTTCCTACGAGAGCGCGCTGCGGCAGGCGGGCTTCTCGGTCGAAGTCATGCGGAACGCGGGCGCGGGCGCTGCGGCCATGCGGATCGAGGCTGCCCGGCGCAAGTTCCCGGCGATCTGGTTCAACGCGGACACGACGCAGGCGGGCCTGGACGCCTTGGGCTGGTACCACGAAAAGCGGGACGAGGCGCGGAACATCGGGCTTGGGCCGGAACACGATTGGTCCTCGCACGGCGCCGATGCGTTTGGCCTGATGTGCGTGGCGCATGAGGAGCAGCCGTCGCAGAAGAACGACGCGAAGATGGAGGCGGCGTTCGCCAAGCTGCGGAAGTACGCCCGATGACGAAGTACCATGTGATGGAAACCGAGTGGGGCGAGGTCCGCGTAGACGCCGAGTGGTACGACGCCATCGAACGCGCAGCCATCGACAAGGTTTATCCGCCGTTCATGGACCGCTCGCTGTTCGCGACCGGCATTGGCTGGGTCCGCGATAACGTCGAGTTTGAAATCTTCAAGATGGTCCGCCTGTTCGCCAAGCGGGTGAAGGACGCGGGCGACGACATTTCAACGCTTTCTTGGCCGCTGGGTGTCCCATGAGCGATTACGGATTCCGTCCCCCGATGGTCCCGCGCATGGGCGCGCTGCCGCAGGACCAGGAGCAGCAGTTCCAGATGTTCATGGCGTTCGACCCGAGCGTCAGGCAGTGGCGCAACGCCTTTGCAAACCGCTTTGGCGAGCAGCCCATCATTGACGGCGGGAACTACGACTACCGCGCCGCGTGGCAGGCAGGGTCGCGCCCGCAGGCGGTTCCTGGCGACACCATCCCGCATTGGTCCAGCGTCGGTAAAGCCGCCGACCACCCGACCATGTGGAAGCAGCAGTTTATGGACCAGTTCGGCACTGACCCTGACGAGTTGCAGGGCGGGCAGGTTACGCCGGAAATCCAGCGGTTCATGCAGGCGCAGATTGGGCGGGGTTTGTTTTGATGAACGAAGTCGATGCCGTCCTCGCAGGCAACCACAACGCGGTGGCGCGCATGGCGTCCAACTCTCCGCTGCTGGCCGCGTGGTTTGAGGCGGAGATCGCCGCGCTGCACCAGACCTGCCCGACGGAGCACGGCGGCATCCTCATGGGAACGCCCGTGTGGGGCATGGAGTACGTCGAGCGCATGGTGACGTACTCGCTGCCGTGCCTTGGGACGCCGGACAACCTGAAGGCACTGAGCGGCAAGGCCGTGATGGTGTTCTACGGCACGCGCGCCGACCGGGGCTATCTGTTCAAGGCGACCCGGTGGCTGCGGCAGGCGGGCATCCACACGCTGTTCCGCGACATCCCTGCCGAGTTGATCGCCAACATTTCCCACCCGGAGGACAAGTACGGCATCCTGGCCGTGGTCCAGAACATCATCGCCCACATGGCCGGTCACAACGGCATGGGTATGCACATGTACTGCGCCGACCACGCCTACGCCGACGGGTACTTCCTGAGCCTTGGCAAGTTGGCGGCGAAGCACCCGGCGATCATCCAGCAGGGCATGTCGGCCAACATCGACACGATGGCTGCCGACCTTGAGCCGTTCCGCAATCAGGACGACGGGTCGCTCGCCATCCCTGCCGAGACGCTTGGCGGGCTGACGCTGAAGCACATCCACGCGCGCACCGGCAAGACCATCGCGAACGGCCTGCGCTTCCCCGAGGAGTGGCCCAGCAGCCATCAGGTGACTTGGGTGGGCAAGAACGCGGTCCACATGGCGGCGACCCCGCAGAACATCGCGTACCTGTGTCCTGAACTGTGCGCCGATCCGCCCATCGCGTTTACCTCGACGCTCGACATGCTGCCGCCCGAGTACATCCCGCCGGGGTGCTGGTACATGGCGGGCCGGGACGACGGCTTGGTGTTCTGCGAGATGTCGGGCCAGAAGTTGGTGCCGCCGTTCATCAAGGGAACGCTCGACCAGTTCATCATGCGCCACTGGCAGCAGGTTTCGTTCACGGACGACTACAACGAATACTTCGCCAAGCGTTGCCTGACGCCGATTCCCGAGCGCGCGGAGGGCGAATACCTGCCGGACGACGAGATTGAGCGGCAGCACGCGTACATCCTGGAACACACGCGCAAGGGCAAGCCGTGGGCGATGGAGACGTACTTCCGGTCCCAAGTTCCACACCGTTTTCCGGCATGAGGGGCGGCATGAGCGACGGTCTTAGCGACTACTGGGCGGCGCGGCTGCAAGGCCGAGTGTTCGACACGTTGGGCGGAAGCGTCCGCATGGCCTTCTCGGACACGCCCATCGTCCCCCGCCGCGTCACCGAATACGGGCGCGTGATGTACGAGGGCGACCTTGGCCTGCCCATCAACACGACGCCCGCCTACTTCTGGCTAGGCCGGGACGCGGAGGCGGCATGACCGACGAGGAGTTGGCGGCCTACATCGCGAGCAATCCAGAGTGCGGCGCCGTGCCGGTGCCGGATGGTTGGAACGGCATTGCCTCCCTGCCCACTGGCGGGCGCGAGATCGAGTTCCTGCGCGCGGATGGCACCACCTACACCATGCCGAGGCCCAGCCACGCGGCATTCCTGATGGATAGGGTCGCGGTGATTGGCTGGCGACAATACAGGGCGGAGGCGAGCGATGCCGGTATCCGATGAAGACCTGATCTCGATCCTCCGCAAAGCGGAGCAAGACGGCCAGGATTGGCAGGACAGCGAACTTGAGGGCGTCCGCACCCGCGCGCTCGACTACTAC